TCGCCAACATCATAAGGCGTGGTCGGCGTTGAAACAAACACACGGCGTTTCCCATCGGCTGTATCTTGGGCTTGTGAAGCCGCATTATAGGCATCAATTGCGGTTTGGTCTGTTATATCCACCCAAGCATAAGAACTTGAATATCGCTTCAATTTGTTCGTGCTTGAATTAAACCACATATCCCCGACATGCTTTGCCTTGATTGCCGTTGTTGTCCAACTTGCCGATGGGTCGGATGTTTGAAACCAAGATTCAATCTTGCCATCTATTTGATTCACCAAGTCGTTGATTTGCGTATTATACGCCCCGTTGATAAAGTTGGTCAATGCCGTATCATCTGTATATTTCGATGCAACTTCCCAATCGCTTGATGAATAAGAACCGGTCAAACGGGTGGTCTTGCATTTGTATATGCCACCACTTGCGCCTTGAACCCAAAGGTCGCCGATTTCATAAGGTGTCGTGGGTGTTGACGTGAAAACACGGCGTTTGGTTTGTGCCAATGCAAGTGCATCATTAGCCAATGCAAGTGCTTGGGCAACTTCTGAATCTTGCAATTCTTGCCAACTGTAAGTCGAACCATTTTTTATCCACCTGTACACTTTACCTGTATCGGTATTGTAGAACAAATCACCCAAATGGTCTTCTTTCAATTCCGTGGTCGTCCAATCACTTGCCGGAATGTTGCTTGTGGTCGGGTCGTAATCATAGAAGAATTGTTCAATTTGACCATCCAATTGGTTTTGGATTTCGGAAAGAATGCCGGGCAATGTATTGTTAATATAGTTCTTGGCTTCAAGGGATTCTTCACCCAATTCTTCCAATGTTTTTTCCGAACCATTGGATGTGAATACTATTCGACCCCCAATTTCAGAATTATCAAGGTCAAAATATGTCAGTCCGTCCGCTGATTCAATCCGCCCGGTTTTAATGAAGCGTCCGTTAATCATCGTGAAGCCGTATGATAAGGCAACGGAACGGGCTTGCAATTCAATGTCAACCGAATTGACCACGCCAATCCAAAAGTGATAGTAATTGGCATCTTGTTCAACCTTTATTTGTTCGGTTGAAAATATTATCGAACCGGCAGTTCCAACACGTTCACACTTTGCATATATGTAATACGCTTGTGTATCAGATGTAAATGTAGTTGTGTTATCAGCCAAAACCCAAGAACGTGCGGATTCTTCATCAATGGTGTAATGTGTCAAAACACCACCGGTTACTTTAATGACATTCTTGTTGCCGTTATAGTTGGGTTGTAACACCGTATTGGTTAATCCAAATTGCATGGATTTTGCCCCCACCGATAATGCAACGGTGTCGATTGATTCCGGCTTGATTTTGTCGGTATAATAATCACCTTCGGGGTCAAATACCATGTTCAACACTTCACGTGATGAACGCCAATTGGCACGCGCCCGCGCGGGGTCTTTCAAGTTATTGATTGCAATTATCTTGTCGTGGTCTATCAGTTCCGAAATAACCCGGTTGGTAATGTTGGTTGAAACGGTGTCCGAAATGGTCAAACTGTAATCATATTCATCCAACAAGTTGCGTGTTAATGACTTGATACGAACCGACTTATCCACGCCAATATCATCATCTATTATCGGTATGTAATCACCCGGTTGGAAGATGTTCACGGTTGTTCCGCTTCCGACTAAATTCTTTAAGTACGACTTGGTTACGCTTAAACCATATTGTACTTTCGGTTGGCTGTTTTGGTCATAATATGTATTGCCTTCGTTGGCAAGTCGGTTTTCAGCATCGGCAACATAAGGGTCGTCAGGCAAGGCAACATCCAATATCTTATATTCATCACCAACGCCAAACTGAAATGCCGTTGAACTTTCACTTGGAAATACATCGCCACGTTCATCCGTTATTTTAACCAATGTAAATGTGTGGGTTGCGTGGTCGTAAGAATGAACATCAAATTCATATCCCGCCAAATTACCGGTATTGAAATGAATTTTCGCGGAAACACCCGATAACAAGTATTTTGTTGTAACACCATCGGTTTCCAAGGCGTTCAAATCAAACATTTTAGTATCCACGAATTTCAACACCGAACCCGAAACAAGCCCCGTTATAGACCCGTTGAATGTAGGTTTGATTTTGTCAAAATACTTGGTTGCTTCGTAAATACCATATTTTGCCACCGCTTCCGGCTTTTCAATATATGATTGCGCCTTTGAACATCCCGGCAAACACAATCGGGTTGCCCTGTATTTACTTGTAATGTTGGATGTTGAACCATACACTTTTAGCCGGGTTACTATATTGGAAGAATCCACATTTTGCCGGTCAAGGGAATAAAGCCCTTTTCCCTTTCCGAACTGAAATGTGTACGGGAAAGTTTGTCCGACCTTATCCATAAAGTTGATTGTGTTTACCCCGTCAACTTGTTCAATTTCAAATTCAACATTAAAATTGCTTTCAGAACAAAGGTTCTGTAATACAGACAAACAATTATCCGATTCACCAAATGTCAATGTCAAGGTGTCGGTTGCCGGACAAGTACCTAAAACCCATACGCCCGGAAACACCCGGTTGGCATTAGCAATAAGAACCGTTGCAAAACGTTCTAAATCACCCGTCAATGTGTCGGCTTGCACGTCTTGCAACTCATTGTCGGTTGTGTCTATGGTCAAATCATACGTGGCACGCATTAAATCATATTGCACCCCCTCAAATTCCAAATCATACGAAAAGGCGTGCATCCCGGTTTTCTTCACCTTGGGCAAACGGTGCAATTTGTATTGGCGACCGAACACGGTTATCCGGTCGCCGATGTTATACGTTTGCGGAAAAGGCGATTCAACATTTATGCTTACAACATCATTGCCAAGCAATTCCCATGTCTGTTTTGCCGATTTTATGACCGTTGCCGTGCGCTTATTCGCTATGGGTATGATTGAACCATTCGGCTTTGTAATCACAATTTGTTCCATACTACAATAGCATTGGTTGTAAAGTCCGTGATTTCATCAATACATCCCGTGATTACGGGAAAATAATCCCCGTTTTGGGAATAGTCATGGGATATGGCAACATCTTCACCCGATATGTCATAATCAACCGAACCATCACCCCAATAGATATTTACCAACTTATCAGATGTTAGTGTAATTGTACACGTTTTGGTCGCCTCACTCACACGGATATGTTTCAATATCCGTTTTACGGGTTCGGGTTCAATCAACTTTAACTTGAAAGTACCTACCATCAACGCATCATTCCATTTTTTTGATACGGCAATTTCGTCTTTGCAATAAACTTCGTAAATCAATGGTTTAATCGGGTGAACATCTATCATAAGACGGTTTGTGCCGGGATTGTCGAACAACTGTTCAAAAGCTGAAATTTTGGTAATAAAGTCATTCTTGGAATCGGCTTTGATGAAGCACGACAATGTGATTTCGCGCGGTTCATAAAACTTGTGTTGCAAATCAACGCTTTCACCATGATAATTATCCCAAGAAACGGATGCCATGCTTTTAAGTTTCGGGCGGCTAACAACGCCTTCCGAATCAGACACGTAAACCCCGTATGTCTTGAAATCAACGCCATCCAACCAATATGCCTGAACCTTGCTGTTTGACAATTCGGAAATTATATCACTTTGCGACAAAGCAACATTGTAAAACTTCACATCATCGAGTAACCCCAAGCCATAATCACCACCATAATAATCTTGGTTTAGGGAAACACCCCGTAACGTTCCCGCATTGTTGACTGTTTGAATCAGCGATGAATTGACATAAAATTTGAATACCGAACCCTTGCGGGTCAAAGCCAAAGAAAACCACGTTCCCGACTTTGCTTCAATGGGAATTTCCACGTAGTTTTCCATGCCGGTAAAATTCAATAGCCATATCAATTTTTTAGGCGTGCCGGATTCTATTTCGGTACTTTGCACCCACAATAACATCGAAAATTCCATTGCCATATTTGACATTATATTGTCGGACACTTCACATGTGTCATTGCCTGAAAACTTGATTGCGTTGCCGTTTTTGCCCGCAACAAATGTCGCCCCGTACACTTGACCATCGGCGCGGCTTTTACTGTAATCATAGGCGACAGAAGCCCCCGCGCTTTCATCGAATGGCAAGTTTAATATTACATTGTTTGAATCCATGTTAATACGTTTTTTTATGTTTCTCTATTACTTTGACCATTGCCGAACCTGTATTGTTGGAATGTATTGTTGCGTTGCCGTACTTATTGACACACACCTTGGCATTGTCTTGGGCGTAAACCATAACAACGGCATTGTCGAATACATCAATCATTACGAAAGCATTGTCTTTGGCGACAACATTCAAAGCTGATTCATGCTTGATAAATATTTCAGACACGCTGAATTTGTCTATTTCAACACGTCCTTTGGTCGCACCAAGCGCAACGCACTTGGGTACGTCAACCAAATCAATATTATCATCTAAAAACACCCCAAATTCATTCATCATATCACCGAAATTTTGACGGATATAATCATTGCTTGGGTAATCATTCGCAAGGCAAAAATCAATGCCTTTTAAGTACATACGCACCATTGCCCTTTTATCTTCAAGGGTTTTTAGTTCTTTGTACCAAGGTTCGCATATTCCCTTTTTTTTGGCTTCCTTGGCAAGTTCTTTTGACAATTCCATATTTAAAGTATTATAGTGCTACACTTTTATTTACGACAAACCTT